CGTTGGCGGCGGGCTTGGTCGAGCGTGTTGGCGGAGAGGGCGAAGTTGCGGCGGTCTTGCTCGCGGGCTGTGGCGAAGGCGTCGCGGTTGAGGACTTCGGCGGCGAGGGCGGCGTTGCCGACTCCGAGGCCCCGGGCAGACATTCCGGCGCGGGCGGCTTGCTGGGCCATGCGCTCTTGCTCGGGGGTGAGGGAGCGGCCGAGGGCGAGTTCGCGTTCGGCATCGGCTTGGATGCGGGCTTCGATGGCGTTCGGGGCGCTGGCGGCATCGAGTTCCTGGCCGAGGACATCGCGGGTGCGGGCGAGGTATTGGTTGTCGAGCTTCCCGGCGACCTGGTCGGCGGTGCCGAACTGCATCTTGATGTATTCGGGATACAGGCGCTTGATGGCGGCCTCTTCCTCGCCGATCTGGGCTTTGCCAACGCGGATGGCTGTTTCGGCGAACTTCTCGTAGTCGATGGGCGCGGGGGCTGCGGGGACGGGCTGTGGCGGTGGGGCTGAAGGTGATCCTCCCATATTAGTTTCCTCCTAATTTTTTGGTGAGTTGTTTCATTGGATAGACATGTGGTTCGAAGGTGCCTCGGCGGCACCAGGCGACAAAGGGGTGTGGATGCGGGGCGACGCGGAGGCACTCGCGGACGGGGTGGGTGCCGGGAGCGGTGGCGGCCAGGGTGACGAACCAGCAGTTGGGCGGGCCGTGTTCAAAGGATTGGTCCTCCGGGTTCCAGCGGGTGGCTTTGGCCAGCATGAAGCAGTCGGGAGAATTCCAGACATAGCCTGCGGAGAGATGCTCCCCGACGGCTTCCCAGAAGTCTTGCGTGCTGTGTTCGTCCCACCATTGTTTTGCGCGTTGCCATGGGGTCATTTAGAATTTGATGCAGTAGAGGAGGGCGATGTTCTTGGGGCGGGTTTCGGTGCCGCCGGTTGCGCCGGTGGTGGCGTTCGCATTATAGTTTGAAGGCTGTCCATTTCCTGGAGCCACCGCCATGCCAATATTCATGGATCCGCTGGTATTGGTGGTGTGTGTGTGACTCTTGAAATCATCGGCTTGTTTTGCTCCAAATGTCCCAGCCGCCGTGCCGTCACTATTTGTGCCGCTGCCGCGCACGAAATAGCCGCGCAGGTCGGGCACCCGGAAGTGTGATGTTCCGGCTCCGCCCGAGCCGTTGGTTTCGCCGAAACTTGTGCCTATTGCGGTAAACAGTGCAGCGTAGGTTCCTGTTTTGCTGTATTCAGTGCCGTTTGCTTCCAGCCAACCGGACGGGGCGCTATTCATGGCGAAGGCTTGGACTGCTCCGGCGGGGATGAGTGCTTGCTGAACCGTTGAAACCAATTTTGCCAATGTCACGGCTCCATCAGCGATTCGCGCAATAGGCAGCGTGCCTGTCGTTAGTTTGCTTGCGTCCAAGTCGTTGGCAAGTTTTGCGTTGGTCACATTTAGATTAAGGATTTTGGCGGTGGTGATTTCGTCGTTGGCGACGCTGACAGTGGGCACGGCTGCCGAGTTAAGTTTGGCGGGGGTGACGACTTCGTTGCTGGAAAATGTGTAGCCTGGGGTGACGGTAGCCATTTTTAGTTTTCAGTTTTCAGTTTTCAGAGTTCAGTTTTCAGTTAATTGAGAGTGCGAGTCTCGGTGGGGTCGAAGTTGCTGCGGACGGCTTCGGCGGAGATTTGGCGGAGGATGGGGCGTCCGGCGGTGGTGCGGTAGCGGAGGTCGAGGGCGGTGGCTTTGCAGCGGAGGGGGGCTTTGAGCGTGTAGTCTTCTTGCGAGGCCGTGGAGTTGGTGAGGGCGGCGATCTGGAAATCGGCGTCGAAGTCGGTGGTGACGGCATCGAGGGAGCAGGCGGCTCCGGCGGGGAGGACGATGCTGGCCTTGGACCGGGTGAGGCGTTTGGCGTTGAGGGATTGCCAACCGTAGCGGCGGGTGAGGAGGGTGCCTTGGACGGTGGTGGTGCCGAGGCCGGAGATGGTGTCGTCGGCTCCGGTGTCTTGCTCGTCGAGGAGGAAGAGCTTGCCGGTGGTGGTGGAGGCGAAGAGGCGGCGCTGGGTGCCGTAGTCGGAGATGAGGAGGCGGTCGATGGGGAAGCCGTAGGTGTCTTTGGTTTCCCACTGTTGATTCAGCATGTTGTAGGCGAAGAGGGCGTTCGGCTCGGTGCTGCTGCCGAGGGGAACGGCGAGGTAGTAGCGGTTGTTGAAATAAATGCCGTTGCTGAGGTGGGCGGCGGGGGCGTTGATCTCGGCGATGAGGTCGGCGATGGGGTCGGAGAGAGTCTGGGTGTTGCCGCGTAGTTTGAGGTCGAACTGGTTGTCGAGGCGATAGACGCCGTTGTCGGAGAGGAAAAACACGAACACGCCTGCGGTGGCGATGGAGCGGCGGGCGGAGCAGCCGATCTCGTCGGTGAGGAGTTGGAGGCTGGAGGCGGTGGTATCGACGGAGCCGTCGTTGGCGAGGACGACGCTGGCGAGCCAGATGCTTTTGCGGCAGAAAACAAGGGCCTGGCCTTCGGCGTAGGGGTGGAGGGCAACGATGTAGTCGTTGCTGCCTGCGTTGGCGCGGAAGGCTTTGCCGAGGGCGTCGTAGGTTTCGGCGTCGAAGATGTCGGAGATGAGGACCTCGTCGCGGTTGCGGGCGATGACGAGCTGGTTGTTGAAATAGGTGGCGATGCTGGTGCTGGGGAGGCGGGAGTAGGTGACGCCGAGGGGGTGGGTGCCTTGGGCGACGCGGCTGAAGTTGTTGGCCAGGATGCCGTCCCAGACGAGGGCGGGCTGGACGCGTTGGGCGATGAGGGTGCCGGTGGCGGGTGTGGCGGTGCCGCTGGGGACGGTGAATGTGAACTGGGTATCGGAGAGGCGGGTGACTTCAAAGTCGGCGAGGTAACCGGCCTCACCGGCTCCGCTGATTCGGACGACTTGGCCGGTCTGGTAGGGGTGGGTGCCTTGGGTGGTGGCGGTGGCGGTGCCGCTAGTCTGCGTGAGGGTGGTGAGGCGGAGCAGGGGTTCCTCGCGGGTGCGGAGGATGTAGAGTTTGTCAAAAGCCTGGATGATCTCGATGTCGTCTCCGGCGACGAGGGTGTCGGTGGCTGGGTAGGAAATGGTTTGGAGGTTCGCGCCTTCGCGCCAGAGGTAGGCGGCGTTGGGTCCGGCGAGGACGATGTATTCGGCGGCGTTGTCGAGGCGGGGCGAGGAGTAGATGCCTGCGCCGATGATGCCGCCGGTGTAGGTGGATTGGATGACGGGGCCTTTATTGGCGAGGAGGGTGCCGGTGGCGTTTGCGCCGGGATCTGCGGCCATGGTGTAGGTGAAGGTGTTGGCGTTGGTGACGGTGATGAAGTAGTCGCCGTTGAATTGAGCTGGCGAGGCTCCGCGAATGTTGATGCGGTCGCCATTGGCGTAGCCGTGGGCGGTGAGTGTGGCGGTGGCGGTGAGGTTGCCGGTGCCGCCGCGTGTGAGGGTGGTGATGGTTTTGTCGGGGCCGAGCTGGAAGGGGACGGTGACGGCCTCGCCGATGTTGTTGCCGATGGAGTCGGCGAGGCGTTTTGCGCCTTTGCGGGTTTGGGCGACGCCTCGGTCGAGTCGCATGTTTTCACAATACTGGACCATGCCCGGCTGGAGTTGCAGCGGGTTCAAGCGGGAGGCCATGCCGAGGAATCCGGCGTCGCCTTCTACGATTGTTTGGTCGTCGGGCATTTCTTCTATAATATCACCGGCCTAAAATGCTGCGGATGGCGGCGGTCGAGAGGCGGCGGCGGTTGTTGGTGGAGAAGAGGTCGCGGATGGCTCCGGCGGTTTTGTGCGGGTGGGCGGCGATTTTCTCGCGGACCTTTGGCAACAGGTCGTCGGGGATGCCGGGGATGCTGGGGGTGGCGGGAGTGGGCTTGGTGCCGGGTTTGATTTGGCGATAGCCGGTGATGTAGAGAAGCTGGCGGCTGCCTTCTTGGTAGTAAGGAAAGTTTTGGCGCTCGACCAATCCTTCACGGTGCGCGGCGGCAAGGATTTTCGGGACTTCGGCGATTTCGCAGTCGAGGTCGGCGGCGATTTCGTCGGGCGAACTCCAACCGGGCGGGAGGGAGTTGGTGCGTTTGGCTATGGATTTCCAACAGCTCATAGGTAAATGGGGGCGGTCATGGTGCGGCCGCGTTTCTTGTCGAGGAGGAAGTAGGTCTGCGTGGGGGGCTCGAAGCTGGCTTTGATGGAGAGGGCGTAGGCGTTGTAGCCGATGAGGGAGCCGTTGCAGAGCCAGTGCCGGTTCTGCTGGTATTGGTGCCAGTGCCCAAAAAGATCAAGGTCGGCTCGGTTCGGCGACTTATTCCATGAGGCGATGGCCTTTTCTGTCGGGATGGTAAGGCCCCCGATGCCGCCTTGAAATTTGAGCCCGTCGCCGTGGTGGAAGCGGAGGCGGCGGTCGAAGACCGTCATGAAATTGAAATAGCTGTCGGCGATCTGCCATTCGATCTGCTGGTCGTTGGCGAAGCGGCCTTCGAGGATGCGGTAGAGGAGCCATTCGTAGCTGTGGGCGGCTCCGGTGGCGTGGCGGGGCTTGACGGTGGTGCGTCCGTGGTTGCCGTAGCTGGTGGGGATGAGGATGCGTTTAAAGTGGGGCTTGAGGGTGGCGAGGCCGTCGGCGAGGCGGTCTTGGAGCCAGAGGATGACTTGCGTGGGCGTCTTGCTATTCGACTCTGCGAGTTCCTCGTGGATCATCCCGGTCATCAGGTCGCCGCCGAGCCAGAGGATGAGGTCGTCGATTTTTGCGCCGTGGCGTTCGATCTCGGTGAGGCGGGCGATGGTGGCGAAGAATTTTTCGATGCGGGATTTTGCGATGTTGAGGTTGTATTGG